AATCGTTTTCTTTAAATTCTTCAGGCCATATTCCAAAATCTAATAATATTTTTTCCCCATTATTTGGATGTAAAGGAGGTTCGATCCTTGTAGCACACACTACAGTTTTTTCTTTTAAATGATTAAATGCTTTTAAATCAGCATCTTTACCTAACATCATATCGGCGTGGAATATCATAAAGATATCAGTAGTAGATTTTTCAATACAGTAATCATAAGCTCTTCCTATACCATATAATTCTTTCCCTAATTTAGGATTTATGTAATAAGTTAAATTATATTCATCTTTTACTTGTTCTAACCATTCAACTGTACCATCTTCATCTGAATCAACAAATATTATAATATCATGATCATTCCTATAAGCATTATTTCTGATTGAGGGGATGCAAGTTTTTAAATAACGTAAATTTGATTTACTTGGTATACAAAATGTTATTTTATCCATAAATCTTTTTTATTTTTATACAATTGTTCAGCAACTTTAAATTGCCATGGTTCGTCTATATCAAATGCTTCTAATTCTTCCATTACAAATAACTTTACATCATCAGGGCCTTTTGTAGACATCCACATTCCTTCCCCAATTATATCCATTCTTGAAGCATATAAACAATGAGCAGCTTCATATACAGGATCTACAAATTTAGTATTCATAACAGGTAAATTTTTCCAGTCTGTTATATTGATTTTATTTTTATCCCAATAATATGTCTTTTTTTCAAACACGGCAAATGCTCCTTCTTTATTTGATTCTATAAATGATTGTATAAAATTATCTATAGTTTCTATTTTGAGTAAAGGATTACAAGCACTAACTATTATTACATATTTAAAAGGTAACTTATTATACCATTCAAAAAAATCTTGTATTTTTTCTCCTTCGGAAATTGATGATTTTTCTGATCTAGAAAAAATATTAATTGAGTGTTTATTAGCTATATCTTTAAGTTCATTTTCATAAGCCGAAAGGTATATATTTTGGTTTGGAATATTTGAATAGGTTAATTTAGTAAGAAGAATATCAAGTAAAGTAGACCCATTAAATGGTTTTATCATTTTTTTAGGGATTCTTTGTGATCCCAATCTGGCATTAACTATAATGCAAATATCATTTATATTTTTCATTTAATCTTAGAATATATTAAAGAATCTATGAATTTTCCTTTATAAAAACAATGATCTCTTAAAACAGCATCTTTTTTGTAATCTTTAGAAACAAATAAATTTATTTTCTTTTTATCTATCTCATAGATTTCAGCATATATTTTATGTAAATTTAAATAGTTAAACCCATAGTCTTCTATTATATCAAATACTTTAGGAGCATAAACATCATCAATCCAATCATGTTCATATATGGCTAAATGAAGGTCAGCATTTTTATTTACCCAATCTATATAAGTTAACCCTGTTATTCCTATAGGTTTTTTAAGATTATTTTCTATAAGGAAAAATTCAAACCTATTATCTAAAATCATTGACTCATACCATTTATTAATATGCCCTATACTAAGTTCTCTATACTCACGAACAAAACCTTGAATTGAAGAAAGATTCCTCCATTTTTGGATTTGAGGTAAATGGTGGGGTTCAATAGGGTTTAAAGATAATAAATTAGAATTGTTACAAATCATTGAATTTTAAATAATCATTAATATTAATATCTCGGGTAAGAGTTTTTCCAACAGGGTTAATATGAATAGGAAGGGAATCTTGTGGGCATGGTCGGATATAACATATATCACTTTCAGTAATAATACTTCCTTTTTTTAAATTATTTTTTAACATTATAGAGCGACGTTGTAATATTACTGTTTCTTTTTCATTGTCTTCTACTTTTTTTATACTTAAACCTAAAGCAGCTTCTAATCTACGGGTACGGTCAACCATGTTTTTCCAAGTGGTTGGATTCATTGAAAATAAGTGATCAGGCCCTATTCTAGAATTATCATCTGTAAAATGTTTTTCAATATATCGAGCACCTAATGCTACAGCTCCTAATACTGTTTCATCACCAAATGTATGATCACTTAATCCTAACTCAACATTTGGATACATTACAGAATAAGTTTTCAAAACATTTAAATTAATATACTTGTAATTTTCATTTTCTGCTGTATAATTAGTATTACATTGCATTAAAACTATGGGAATATTGTAATTAGATAAAACACCCATTGCTCTTTGTACTTCCTCAATATTAGAAGCACCTGTAGCTATCAACACTTTTTTGCCCTTAGACGCTACTTTTTTTAACATTTGTAACCAGGTAATATCACCAGATCCTATTTTATATAATGAAACATACTTATCTAATTCATCAACATAATCTAAATCATAGGGTGTTGTAAAAAAATCAATACCAATTTCATCACAGTACTGTTTTAAAATAGGAGTCCAATCAAGGGGAACAGAAGCATCTTGGTATACTTCATATACTGATTTTTTCCATTTATGTTGGTGAGATTGTTTATTTCCTAACTTTTTAAACCCACTATTACTAACAATAGTTTCAGCTTTAAAGTGTTGAAATTTAGCAGCATCTGCTCCTGATGTTTTTGCTAAATAGCATAATTGTTTAGCTCTTTCTAAACTACCATCATGGTTAGCTGAAATATCAGCTATAAAATATGTCTTCATAGGGTATTTTATAATTAAAAGTCAAATTGGACTCTTCGTTAACTGTTAGATTTTGTTTAGAATCTATCTCTATAGGAGTAATTAAAGATGTATCATAGCCTACACTCTCTGCTAATTTACATAAAAAAGTATACTTAGATATAGAATCTTGACTACATACATTTACTATTCCAGTATTAGTAGGATTCGTACTAATAAACTTAGCTAATTGAGATACATGAACTGGGTTAAAATAAGAATTAGTATAACCGTTTATTTTCTTACCTTGACTCAATTCTTTCAACGCCCAAGCAGATAGTCCTCCTTTACCCACAATATTAGTTCTAATAACCAAATCAGAAGTTCTACTTAAAGTTACACTCTCACCCTTAAGTTTTGATTGAAAATATACTCCTTCTGTGTCCCTTCCTTGAGCAGAAACATATATTAATTTATCACATTTAGTTTGAAGATGACTAACTATGTCCGAATGCAGATGGTATGCAGCGGCGGGATACTGTTCATTTATTTGCATGTTAGTAAAGGCAGCAGTATGAATAATAATATCATAATAGTCTAGAAACTGGGTTACGTCTTTGATTTCAGGATATGAAAGATCTAAATCTTTTCTCCCATTAAGGTAGTCAGCATTGGGTAAAAGTTTTTTCATTGCTGTCCCCAACATACCGGTTCCACCTGTAACTAAAATTTTTAACATTTTAAACCCTTATTAATTAATTCTATTAATTCATCTATATTTTCTTTAACCCATAATTTAGAGTTAAAATGGGGACCTTTGTATTTATCCCAATTTTGATATGATTTATTAGTATATTGGGGTCTGATTTGTAAAAGATTTATATTAGGTACTTGGTATGTAAAAGGTAGTTCTGTTTCTGCTAACATATCTTCATGCAATTTTTCTCCTGGTCTTAATCCTATAACTTTAGTAGTTGCTTTTTTATTTGTAATATATTCTAGAGCTTTAATACAAATAGGTAAAGTATAAGAATTAATTTGAGGAACAAATACTTCTCCCCCTGTAGCATTTTCTAATGTCCCTAATACTGTATCTACTGCATCATCTAAAGTAAACAAAAAACGAGTCATTTCTTCAGATGTTACTCTTATAGTTTTATTTTGTTTAATCCAATCTATAAATAGTGGAACAAATGAACCCCGTGATGCAATTACATTTCCATATCTTACAGATGAAAAGATTGTACTAGTAGAATAATAATCATAATTTGTAAAGATACGTTCAGCAATAAATTTACTTGAACCATAAACATTTACAGGTTGACATGCTTTATCTGTTGAAACAAGAATACATTTTTTAACATTATTTTTTAATGAAGCTTTTGCTACATTTTCAGACCCATCAATATTAGTTTTAACACACTCATCAGGGTGAAATTCCATATCATCGATTCTTTTTAGAGCAGCAGTATGAATTACATAGTCGGGAGAATGACGTTGGAATGTTACATCTAATTTGTTGTAATCTCTAATGTCTCCTATTACCCTAATAATATCAGGATTATTACCAAACAATAAAGCTTGTTTACCCTCATCTCGACTATAGACAATAATTTTATTATTGATTTTTAGCTTTTTAATAAGAGCCTTACCTAAAGATCCCGTTCCCCCTGTAATTAATATAGTTTTATTTTTCATGGTTTAATATGTAATCAATTATGCGATTTGATGCCTGTTTATCATTAAATTCATCATATAGTTTTAATATATCTTCTCTAGAAGATACTAAATCTTTTAGGCTTTTCCAAACTATTTTATTATTTTCTAATTTAGGTAATATTTTTTCTTTTAAAGTTAAATTTTTAAATTCTTCTATATTAATGTTAAATGACCTTAACCATAAATCTAATAATTCTTCATGACCTCCAGAATTATTTAATATATCAAAATTAGATTCTAAGTTTTCATGTGAACCTATTTCTTTTGAATATTCATAAATTTCTTTTTTTAAATAAAAAGAAGAATACATTACTGAACTAAGACACCCCACATGAATATCACATAAATTATACATTCCCCAAATATGTGTTTCTTCTAAAATGGGTATTACTCCTTCCATAAAAAACTTAGGAAAATAATCTTTATGGAATAAAGGATCAAAAGGTTCCCCAGGATATGGTTTAATAAAGTATTGATATTCAGGATGATTATTTTTAAATTCTTTAAACTTTTCAAACAATTTATGTCTATATTTATTTTGGAGGGTAAAAAATAGGACTTGTTTTTTATTAGGATCAATTTTGTAATAATCTTTTAAATGTTGAAGATCTTGCTTTTTAACATCTAAATTAACATCATGTTTTGGGTTGCCTACCACTACTGTATTTCCCTTAAAACCTAATATTTTACGTTGAGATTTAATAAAATTACTATGGTCAAAAAATACATCTATTTCATTTATAAAACGATTTTTAGATTCGGATTCTAAAAAACCCGTAATACTATTAATCATAGCTGAATTGGGTTCAACTAAACCTATTTTAGAATTAAATTTATGTTTAAATTCTCTAATTATAGACGTTTCAGGGTCCCACCTTTCTCTACTTACAATTAACCAATCTGGTTTAAAGGGTAAATTAACTCCTAAAGTTTCTGAAAAAGTAGGGTTTGTTTCGTTACAATTAGTTAATATTTGAAACCTATTTTTATGATAGGTAGGATATTTTAATTTTGTATCCTGGCAAATCATAGCAAATATATTTAAATTATTATTTGATGCTACTGTTATAATATTATTTAAATAACTTAAATGTTTTGCGTCCGCAGCAAATATTACTATGTTTATTTTAGATTGTTTCATTTAAAATTTCCACTATTTTTTTCATCAATTTTATAATCATAACCAAAATTAGAACGGGGTAAATCTTTGCCTTGTTTATAATAATTTACAATAACATGCCTATCTCCACTAGAAGAAATATTAGTCCCACAATGAATCCCCCAAGTATCAAATAAAATTACATCACCTTTATTTCCAATTACTTTTACCCAATTATTAATTCTTTCTTGACCTAATTCTTCTAATGAAAAATTAGTGGGATGAGTAGATTTATTTTCAGGTTTGTTAAGATATTTAGGTCCGGGGTTTCCTTTTTGTTTTAATTCTCTTAAAGTTTTATCTTTATGAGTTTCTAGAATATAAGAAGTAGGACCATCATCTAATGTAACATTATCTAAATATAAAAATGCTTTGAAAGTGTTTGTTTTAAAAGAATCAAGATGAGGTCCCCTAGTTAAATCATTAGGAATATTATTTCTATCATATATTTGAACATGGACTGAGTAAGGAGATTCTTCTTTACTCATATAAGATTCACATATAGATTGGATAAATTTATCATTTTTAAAATCTGCCATTTCATTACTGAAACAGTCAACATGGTATACTCTTTTATCTTGTCCTCTACCTTTGGGGTGAATATTCTTACCATCAAATCTTCTATAAGACCCATCTTCAAAATCTATATCTTCTTTAACCTCAACTCTTTCAATGCACTTTTCCTTTGTATTATCACAAATTTTATCTGTTACATAATTAGGTAATATACACATTCCATATTTTTGCAATATACTTAATATATCTTTTTTATTATGATTAATACAAGTAATTTTTTTTAAAAGTTGATTATTATTATCTATATTCATATGTTTATCCATTTTTTTAATTGTTCATAAATGCTATTAGGGTGGAAGTCTCCATTTTTATCTATACCATTACTACTCCATACATCATTCCATAAATGGATAGAATAAGTATCAGGTGTAATTTGGAATGTAGGATTAGGGTTAAAAAATTCATTAGCTTCCCACCAATTAACGGGCATGAAAATTTTATAATCTTTAACATATTTTTGGAGGCTATATTTTTTAATAGTATTTCTAACTAAAGAAGGACCTATATCTCCCCATCTAATATTATTTTTATCTTCAAACGAATCACAATATTCTACACAATATTTTACAGCATCACAATTTTTAGGAAATTTTTGTATTCCTGAAGTTGCTTCTTGCTCTCCCCTATGTGTGTTTTCTGATGCAAATACATAGGGGTCTTTAAAATCAAATGGACGTATACAAACTATATCAGTATCAACCCAATACCCCCCAGTTTCCTGCATCATTTTAAATCTAAAATAATCTGAAAATGCCCCTAAGGAACCAGGCCTACCATTACTACCAGGAGCATAAAAAATATCTTTTTCGGGTACTATTTTATTAGCATCTTCAAGAATTACTCCTTCTGGTATGTTTTCTATATCGTTATAAACATGCAAATGGTATGGGTGACCATTTAATATAAAAGACTTAATTGAAAGAATTTCTAAATTAGATAATTTATCTCCAACCCATAAACTTCCTATTTTTTCTAAATTCTTTTTCATTTATAATGTATTATAATATTCGTTTTGTTTTTCTTGTCTGTCAATACCTTTAGGGTGGTATAAAGCTAATTCTTCTTGAGATGGTAAAGGAGCATAATGTAAAAAACCTTCTAGTTTTTCATGTACTTTATTTACCCATTTAATTTCTGGTTTATTTTTCCAAATACGCCATTGATAATCAGGCCAATTTACCCAACCTTTACCATTAACATTCCACCCCCATTTTTGTATATGCTTATCAGTTAACCCTTTAACTGTATTCACTCTAGGAACTAAATACACTTCATTTTCAGGATTATTTTGTAGTATATTTGGGAGATTTTCAATTAAAGCTTCGTTTGGGAATTCATCTGCATCGATTTGAAAAATATAATCTCCACTACATAGGGATGTAAGTTGGTTTTTCCAATCAGCAAAATGATCTTTAAACGACTTAGGGTAAGCCCTAATCCAATCCTCCTTCTGTAGATCTACTAAATAGTTCCAAACTTGTGATGTACCGGCTTTTTTATCAAAGAGTACTACTATCTCGTCTTCTTCTCTACTGTAAGCAAAAAGAGTAGATATTAATTTTTGAATCTCCTCATATTCATTACAAACTGTTATTGCATAACTTATTTTCATAAACTATTTATATAATCATTTAATCTATCTTTAGGCTCCCAACCTAATCTTTCTACTGTATCATTATTTTCTCTAAGAGTAACTCTATAATTACCAGATTGTTCGGGGATAAATTTTGCTTCGATATGTGGGTACCTTTCTAAAAACATTTTATATAACTCATTTACTGAATAGTTTATTCCTGTTCCCAATTCCCATGCATCTTTATTTTTTTCGTTAGACATACCAACTTTATATAAAGCATCTACAATATCAATTACATGAGTAAAATCTCTTCTTTGTTCTCCATCTCCTACTATTGTAATTTTTCTTCCATCTCTAACTTGTCTTCTAAATATACCAACTACAGCAGCCCAATCTCCTTCAACTACTTCACCAGGACCATATACATTATAAAACCTACAAATCTCTGCGTCAACATTATAAGTTTTTTTATATAATTTAAAAACCTCTTCACCTAAGTATTTATACATAGCATATGGTGATATAGTTGGATCATGATGTTTAGATGAGGAACCAGCATAAACAATTTTAACATTATTGTACTTAGCCCACTCTGCAACTGCTTCACAACCTCTTACATTCACTCTAAAAGTTTCTTTTGGGTTTTCAAATGAGGGTTGAATTCTACTTAATGCCGCCAAATGATATACTAAATCAAAGTCTTTTCCTTCAATATTTTCAATGGTTTCAATATCAGCATTTATATAATTGCACCCCAATTGATGATTACTTTTAAATCCACTATCATAATTATCTAAAGAATGAACTTCATGTTCTTCTAACAATAATCTTTTTATTAAATTAGAGCCAATAAATCCCGCTCCTCCTGTTACTAGTATTTTCATATTATTTTTATATTATTCTGGTAGAACCCCTATATATGAAAGAGCGTCTATATAATCACGTTCTTTAAATGATTTTATTGTTGACATATCCATCTTATGTGTTTGACCCTTTACTTTGGCTTTATCATTTTCTCCCAAAGGTATAGCTTTTACGGCAGACCAAGCCCATTCTTTTGCGTTAGTCCCTCCAGCAAACACCATTCCTTTATCTTGTATATTAATTGTATTTGGGATCCAAATTAATTTTGTTTCAGGGTCTTCCCAAGCTATGTCTTTATATATTTCAGGTAAAGTACTAATTTGTTCATTATAAAATTCTGAATCTTTTTTCATTAATGTGTTAGTCCAAAACCCACAGGATAAACTAAGGAAATTAGTTATATCCTTATTTATTTCGGTTTTATAACAAAGATCTCCTCCTGATTTAGGACAATCTATTATTGTATCTGAGTTCATTTAATTTATTTTTTTAAGTTTTGGTAGATCTAATTTTATTTGTGTAGGTAATTCAGGGATATTTTTATCTAAAATATTTCCTACTAAATCTTTCATTTTATCCCAGCTAAAATTAGTTTTAACATAATGTCTTTGTTTTTTAGATCTTTTTAAATATTGTTTATAATTTTTATAAACTTGTTTTAAAGCACTAATACCTTGCTTTTGATTTACTTGAAACCATTGTGATTCCTTAATTAACCAATTATTAGCAGCTGATGGGTGTACATTTTCTAAAACCCCAGATAGTAGCACGTTATATTCAGAGTGTAAAAAGTCAATATGACCACTCCATCCTGATGCTATTATTGGTTTTCCAGTTAATCCAAATTCTAATAAAGGACGACCAAATCCTTCTCCTTTAGTAAAACTAACCATTGCTTTAATTTTAGAATGGTTATATAATTCATTTATTTCTGAGTCATCAAATTCACCGTTTAATAAATAAATGTTAGGTAATCTAGCATCCCCATAACTATCTCTTATAGCTTTAATTTTATCTAAAATAGCATCTCTACTTAAATAAGAAGCAACCCCAGTAGATGCCTTAAGTATAAGGGCTGGTTTTTTACCTACTTTATGTCTAAAAGCATCATAAAAAGACTTAACTAATACTCCTACATTCTTTCTATCATGCCCAAACTCACCTTGCATCCAATGACCAACAAATAAATAACAAAATTCTTCTTTAATATCTTTTAAGTTAATGCTTTTTATTTCTGATTGTTTAATTGGTTTATATGTTGTTAGATCTGCTCCTTCAAATACAACTTCAATAGGTTTATTTAATTTTACTTGTTTTATTACTTGTCCTGTTCTTTTATCTTGTTGATCATAAACCATCTTTTCAAATGTATCTTTAGCAAATTTAGAAGAGACCCAATTTATATCCATTCTATTTAACCCTTCAACCCATTCAGGTTTACAAGCAGTAGATTCAATCCCCGCTGTTATACCAATATTATATTTTCCTACAGGCATAAATTCATTTGGGATAGTAATTTGAGCCCATATTTCAGGTTTAAATTGTTGCCAATTTTGGGGAGCAGTATATTTTAATAAAAATTCCCATTCAGGGTGATCTTTGCAAAAACCCCATGAAGTTTCTCCCCATTTTTGAGGTAAAAGTTGAACTTCATATTTATCTAATTCTATTATAGCTTTAACTATATCACGACTGCGTGCTCCATAACCTGAGTAAGTATCAAATGGGCAACTTATTACAAAACGTTGTTTACTCATTAATATATAATTTTATGATTTAAAAATTTACCTTTATAATTATTAGTATTGATTACTTCGTATTTTTCTCTTGGTTTCCAAGTATTAAATAATGTATCTAAAGCTTCAATAACTCTTTCTGCTTGATGTTGGGAATTAAATCCTGCTTCTTTACTTAAAGCCCATTCTCTTCCTTTTAATCCTTTTCGTTTTAATTCTTTTCTTCCTAAATTATAACATTCTTTTATTCTTTCCATAGCATCTTCCCACTTACATCTATCATCATAGATATAAGGTGTTGGAGGAGAACCCTGAATAGATCTTGAGGTTGGATAAACGGGAAAGGCCCATTCACCATGTTCTTTATAAGTCCCTCTATGATTAGAGGGTATATCAGCACTTGGGGTAAACCATTCTCCATTTTCATCTACAAATCTCATTTGATCTTGCATCCCACCTGTTACATTAGCTATAATTGGGGTACCAGCTAACATTGCTTCAGTATTTGCTAATCCCCAACCCTCATTAGAAGTAAGTAAAATATGAGCATCTGCCATATTGTATAACCAATTTAATTGTTGTTCTGATAATCTTTGGTCAATAAAAATTACATTATTTTTATAATTTTCACCAAAAAGATATTCTTTCACTTTAGGTAAATCAGTTCCAGCATCTGTTACTTTTTCTGTTTTCAGAATCATATAACATTCTTTAGCTTCTTCTTTAGGTAAGGAGTCTAAAAACCCTCTAAAAGCCATCATTGCGTCTGGGATTTGTTTACGTCTGATGTTTCTTGAGTTGAAAAATAAAGTAAATTTGGGATTTTTAACCCCAAATAAAGATGATTTAAAATTAGTATAATCTAAATCATTATCTTCAATAGGAAAGAAATTAGTAATATCTTTCCCATGGGGTACATATCTAAATATTTTATTCTTTTCATATCCTTTTAATACTAATTTATTAATATTAACAGTTTGTTTAGATATACCCATCAATAAATCACATGCTTCATAGTAAGGCCTATTATACATTGGAGCTGGATAGTCGTCCCAAATATTTAAATAAGAAATAGGAATATTTTTTCTAATTTCTTGTTCCATGTTCCAAATATTCATAAAATACCTTGGATCTGTAAATAAAAATAAGGCATCTGGTTTTTCTGCTTTTATTATTTCTCTTACTATTTGAGTACTTCCATAACCATCTGCAGGATATAAAGTTATAGACGAATCACTTAACCCTGTTAATTCATTAGTACTTTCAGATAAATCTAATTTTTTACCTTTTTCTGGGTGGTTAATAGACCCAGCTATTTGACACCAATTAAAATGGTGAGCTGTATGAGTAACTATTTCTTTAGCAACTGTTGCTACTCCTGAATGTACTCTAATGTCGTCACATATTAGAAGTATTTTTTTCCTTTTATCCTTAGGGATATATTTAAAGTCTTTATTCATTGTCCTTTAGTTCGAGATTAATTTGATTAGTAATTTGTTTACGAAAATCTTCATCTGTAAGATACAAAAATAGAGCCCGGTCGGCAAGTTTTTGAAAAGAAAATTTACGTTTTACACATTCAATCTTAAAATTCTCGAATAAATCGCTTTTGACTTTGACACTCGTTAGTGTCATTGGTTTTTTATTTGTCATAGTCTTTATTATTTAAAACATTTATTATACATATATAAGTATTATTCAAAATGTGCTTTTGCCCCACATAATTCTTTATCTTCTCCATAAGGACAAAACGTACAATTCCATTTAGAGGGTGATTTTGGATAATCTATTTCTTTAATTTTTCCATTTGAACTAAAGCATTCTGCTATGAAATCTTTTACAGCATTACTAGCTCTATTTATTTTTATTTTACCACTAGGTGGTACAAATTGTTGTACTCTATACGCTTGATGGGGTGACATTATTTTTTCATCATCCCAATCTAGTACTTTTCTTTTTACAATTAAAAATTCAATTTCAATCTTATCTAAAGGTATTCCATATTGTTCAGAGAAAAATTTCTTATATAATATTAGTTGAAAATGTTTATCTTCATTCTTTTTATCATACGAATTCCAACCTTTAGTACTTGTTTTAATATCGATTATTTTAAATGTATCTGTTGTTTCACAATATGTTACAACATCTAAATACCCCATATATAATACGTTATTTAACATTTTATTTGGCGCAATTACAATGGGTATTTCACAACCAACTAAATATGTACCTTTTTTACTAAAATATCTACTACGTTTTTTCTTAAACCAATTTAAAATAGCTACACCATCTTCAAAAAATTCTCTCATCTCTTCAGCTGAGGAGAAATGTTCACTATTGTTAGACTTATACTGTGATTGGTACTCAGATATAAATTTATCTTGGAAATACTCTTCTATATCTATTTCTCTATCCGCAGCTGCCGCTGATTTTTCGTACATCATATCTAAATAATGTTGCATTACTTCATGTATAGCCGTTCCAAATACAGTATGAATAGATGAATTGAATCTTTTTATCTTATCCTTGTATTGTAGTTTCCACCTATAGGCACAACTTCTAAAGATAGACATTTGTGAATATGATATATTCTTTTGGTAAGCAAAATTAATTTGCTTAGGGGGATTATTTCTAATCTCCTTTACAATCTTAGGAATTTTTTTAGCCAAACTATTTTTTCCATTTATCTCGGCCTACTAAAAGACCGATTATCCCATAATTAGCAATATCTATAAATGTATCTTGCATACCCTCACCTTCAACAAATGATCTACCATTAATTAATAAATTTTTTAAACGTGAAATTTTGTCAGTTAATCTAATACATAACCCAGTTAGTGAGAATTGTTTATCATCGCTATTATTAACGATATCTCCGCCTAAAGCAATGTTATTTAAACCATAGTCCATATGCTTACGAGCAAACATTTCATACATTTCTTTTTGGATTTTTTTAAACTCCTTAGATAATTCAGGGTATTCTTTTTCGAATACTTGTACACCTAATTTTGTTGATACTCCTCTTTTAGCATCCATAATTTCTCTATCACTCATCATTTCGTAGTATTTAGTTATTGTATCACCCATTTACTTGTACTGGTCTATTAATATTGAAATATGTATCTAATGTTGTAAGTCTATCATCAGCATCAACTAGATTTATAAGTGCTTCTTCAGCATTTTTATAAAAATCTTCTGTTGAATGGTCTCCAATACCAACTGCCTTATTACCCAGTAATTCAAGTGATAATAATGCTTTAGCTTTATCTGCTTCAGCAGATGTTTTTAACATAGTGTATAATTCTTTTGTCATTTTAATAATGGTTTTATTTCTTTTTTACCTAACCCTCTATCCGTTAATATACGACTTATTTCTGGGGTAGCCAATATATTTATATATTCTTTTGCTTCTTTACTAGAACACTTAAAATAATTTTTAATATGATCTATTAAATCTTTATTAGGTTGTTTTACCCTGGATTTAATATACTTATTCCATTTATTATTTTTAGGGATAAATTCTTTGTAAATAGAATATATCATTCTTTTTTCTTGTGGGGGAAAATCTTGTACATAGTTAACAACTTCAATATAATCTGGGTTCATTGATATAAACCTATGAACCATGTAACTATTCCAAACCTCCCAATCTTTATCAGTAAATGACTCAACAGGAGGTTTAGTAGTATTAATTGCTTTTAACCAATCAAAGATATTCTTCAAACTTAGTCCATTAATTCGTCAGCCAATTCTTCTCTAAGTTCTTTTGGAACTGATGATTTAAGAATTTTTTTAGTTGATGGGTCATAAAAAACTGGGATTGGTAATAGAGCATCTTCATCTGTACCCATTACAAATTTAGATACAGTTCTTAATACTACTCCTTGTTGGAAAACTACTCCACCATCAAAGTTTTTAATGGCTGTTGTATTTTTTAAATCAATTGGGGGTTGTTGTACTTGCTGTTGCATAATTATTTATTATTTATTAAGTTTTGAATTAACGACATTGTATTTATTTCCTTGTCGATTCGGAAATTTGCTTTATATTGATGTTCATTTATTAAAATAGCTGCTGTGCCTTCTTTGTTTTGTAAGTATTCAGATGCACGTTCGTATAATGATTTAAATAACTCATCAAAATCATCTATATTAGCATCAGCTATAATTTGACGTATATCATTATAACAATCTATTTTATTATGTTTAGATCCCTCTGATAAAGCATTAATTACTTTATCTATGTAATTAGATGATACTAATACTGATTGGTCTAAACTAAGATATAAATCATTTGCCCCACCATCTACAGTTGATAATTGTATAGTATTAATACACTTACGTAAATCAGGATAATATTGGTTAACTAAAGGTACTAAATCATTTATTTCGTGTGTGATAGACTCTTCATTGCAAATCCAATTTAAATGTTTAGCAACATCTTTTTTAGTTGGAGGTACAATTTTAAGTACTTGACACCTAGATTGTAATGGGTCAATAATACGTTCTACAAAATTACAAGTCATAATAAATCTTGTAGTACGTGAAAATGTTTCAATTATGTTTCGGAGTGATGCTTGGGCTTGAATCGTAAGAAAATCTGCTTCGTCCAAAATAACTACTTTAAGTGGTTTAAATGAAGCAACAGATGCAAAACTAGAAACTTTATCCCTAATAGTTTCAATACCACGTTCATCGGAAGCATTAATATATAGATGATCACAATCTAGACTATTAACAATAATTTTTGCTAACGTTGTTTTACCAGTTCCTGCAGGACCATAAAATATGAAATTTTGTATATCATTTTGGTTTAAATACGCAGATATAGACTTTTTTATATTTTCATTCCCAACATAGTTATTTAATGTTTTAGGTCTGTATTTTTCTACTAATAAACTATTCTCCGTATTCGCCATATATTGAATATTTCTTTTCTGGTTCAGGAATTACTTCTGTTTCTTTAGAATCAATTGCATATAAATTGCTTTTTAATGGTTCTAATCTATAACTACCTTTAAAACCTGTCTTAACCATATACGCTTCTAAAGTATCAGTTAAAGTTTTATGTACAGGACCATCTGGTTCATTTGCAACTAATCTCCATTTATCGCCCGGAGGAACTCTCCGAGCGATTAGGATATTTTTTTCTTCTATTTGTGTAGCCATAATATACGAAACTATTTCGACTCAGCCACAGATGCCTTTTTATAATCTGTGATTACTCTTTTAATAGCTTGTGCTGCTTTTCTAGCTCGTGCTTGACTTGCCTTAGTAGTTCCATCGTTTTCTGCTGCTAAGATATTGAAATTTGTTTCAATAATCTCAAAAATTTCTTGTTTTGTCATTTTTTTATTATTTATTAATTATTAATTATTACATCATACCCATCATTGGGTCAATTTGTTGTTGAGTTGATTCTTCACTTGGTTCATCTACTACAGTACATTCTGTTAACAACACTGTACCAGCTACTGATGCCGCATTTTGTAAAGCTGTTCTAGCTACTTTAGTAGGGTCAATAATACCTTCTTCTTTCATATTAACTATTTCTTCAGTTTTAATATTAAACCCGGCCCAAGTATCATTACCTGAATTAACTAAATTATCTGCTAAAATTTGCCCTTTAATATTATCAAACCCAGCATTAACTAAGATTTGATTAAATGGTTTAGCACAAGCTTCTATTACAATTTGAGCCCCTGTTGTTTTAGCTTCTAGACCTGAAGAGGCATATAATAATGCTGTTCCTCCTCCAGGTACTATACCTTCTTCAATAGCAGCTTTTGTTGCATGTAGTGCATCATCAACTCTATCTTTTTTCTCCTTCATTTCGGTTTCAGTATTCCCACCTACATGAATTATCGCTACTCCTCCTGTGAATTTCGCGAGTCTTTCTTGAAGTTTTTCGATTTCGAACGGCGTTGTTGCTTTATTGATTTGTTGTTGTAACTCTTCAATACGTGCTTCAATTGGTTCAATTCCTCCTTTTCCATCTACAATTGTTGTTTGTTCTTTTTCTATTGTTACAGTACGAGCTTCACCAAACCACTCCCAAGAGAATTTGTCAAGCTTCATTCCTTTTTGTTTATCAAATACTACCCCACCAGTAGTGATAGCAATATCTTCTAATACTAATTTACGTCTATCACCAAAATCAGGTGCTTTAACCGCACATACTTTCATTGTACCTCTCATTTTATTAACAATAAGAGTAGCTAAAGCTTCATTATCAATATCTTCTGCTATAATTAATAATGATTTTGCTTGTGCTGATACTGCTTCTAATACAGGTAATAATTCTTTAACTTGGGTTAATTTTTGATCCGCAATAAGGATTAGAGGGTTATCTAATGTGGCAGTCATATTACTATTATTAGTAACAAAATAAGGAGACTTATATCCTCTTTCAAACTGTAACCCTTCAACAGTTTCTAAGTAAGTTTCTCCTGTACGAGATTCTTCAATATGGACAACACCTTCTAATCCTACTTTTTCTATTGCGGTTGAAATTAATTTTCCAGTTTCAGGGTCATTATTAGCAGAAATTGTTGCAATCTGTTCTAATTGTTCTTCACCTGAAATGTCTTCTGATATATTATTTCTAAGATTATTAACTACTTCTTCAACAGTTGAGTCAATATCTCTTTTAATTTGTACTGCATTTTCGTTATTGTTTAAAGCATTCAATCCAGCTTTAACCATTTCTCGGGCTAATAAAGTAGATGTTGTTGTACCATCACCCGCTTTTTCTGCAGTTTTAATAGCTGCTTGTTTTACTAATTGAACTCCTAATTCTTGGTTAGGGTCTGATAGTGAAATTGATTTTGCTACTGTAACCCCATCTTTTGTTGATTGAGGTACTCCTTGGGGGTTTGAGATTACTACATTTCGACCATTTGGTCCTAATGTTGATACCACAGCATCTGCTAGTATATCAATTCCTTTTACTAAATTGGTTCTTGCATCTGAACCTAATATAACTTGTTTACTCATTAGATATATCTTTTAATTGGTTAATTTCTTCTTCAGTAACTTTAGTAGTTGCTATTGCTTCCTCAATTGCAACTTGTGCTTTAAGTTTAGCCAAAACCTGATTTTCTGGTCCCACATAGTACTCTTCTCCATTATATGGAAGTTTTGTAAATCCCATAGTAGGTAAAACTACTCTATCTCCTACTTTTAAATTAGTAGGAATAAAATTACCAGAAATTGTTGGTTTTCCTGGGCCTACTGCTACTACAGTACCCATTTCATTTTTTTCTTTACCTAAGTCAGGTACAATAATATTACCATAAGTAGTTTCTTCTACTTCTATGGGTTTTACGATAACAGCATCAAACAGCGCTTCTAATTCCATCAGTATAATTTTTTATTTGGTTTTTGATTGATTTATAATTTTCTAAAAATTTATTTAAATTATTAAAATCCGTTTTTGAAGATTTTAATTCTGCAATTTTAGCTATTGCTTGTTCAAATAAGGGATAATAATAAAGTGATTTTTCATAAGTTTTACTTTTACCTTTAGATCTAAAATGGTCCGAATCCGACTTAACCATTTCTTTTACAGCATAACTGTACTCATCTTTAGTTATAAAGAAGGGTTCTAATAAAGGATCTGTAATAGTCTGTATTGACTTTCGTTTTTTGGTCATATAACTTTTATTTTTATGTGTAACGTGAATATACGAACAATATTGCGCTAGGACACGCTTTTTTAATATAACTTTTACTTAATTTTAATTGTTTTTGGCTTTTTAGATTCGGCAATTGGAATAAAAATATGAAGTAAGCCATCCTTCATTTCAGCTGATAAGCTTTCAAGTTCAAATTTAGCTGCTACTTTATAACCTAAGTTAAAAGATCGTTTAGCTAATCCCTTATAGATATAGCCAGAATAATCTTCTTCTTCTTTTGGTTTATCATAGATAATTTTTAAAAGATCCCCATCTATTTCTAGTTGAATGTCTTTTTTAGTTAGACCAGTACAGGCAATCTCAAAGTGAAGCCCTTCTTCGTCGTAAAAAATATCTAGTGGGTGAGGTTGTTTGTTGTCAAACGTTGTTGGTTGAAAAGATCCGTCTGCTTTAAAAAAGTTACGGAATAGTAAGTCGAACGGTGTACGTTCATTGAATAATGTACTCATATCATTTAGTTTTGTGAGGCCGTAGCTCTCGGTTAATTTAATTTAAACATAACAGCGTGTCCTAAACTCCAATATTATGTTCTATTATACATAT